GCAATTTTAGCTTTAGATGGTGAATAGTTGAAATATTGTGAAATCATTTCTATATCATCATTACTATCTGCTTTCGCCCACTTCGCAAACCTTTTCTTTTTTCTAAGAGTATTTAGGTAAAACTCATATTGAAGTTTATTGTCTAAAAAGTGAAGACGGTTAATCTCATTTGCATATAATAATGTGTCTGTGTGATATGATAACGCTTTATTTGTTAAATATGGGACATAACTTTTCTCTGCAAGGTCATCATTCTCTGTACCTCGCATCATATTTTTCTTTGTAAAGTTTATGCTGTTAACAAAATCAAAAGGTTTCATTGTAATCCAGTACTTCTGTGTATAAGTTTAATTCTTTAAATAGGCTTTCATAGTGCGTCGTATCTTTTGGTAAACACTTACCGCTAAATCCTCTACCATGATGTCCAGGAACATCAAAGTGCGTTGTACCTAATGTGCCATCAGAAATTAAAAGTTCTTTGATATTGTTATATTCAACGCCTCCAAACTTCTGACACAAATCATATAACATATTAGCTTGTGCTACTTTAGCTGCCAACATAGCATTACGTGACATTTTAAATAACGATGCTTCACCCAATGTAGTAGTTTTTATTTTTCTACCACAAAGAGCAAATAGATCATTAGGGATGTGAAATCCAACCCCAAGAATTATTTGCGTACTGTTATCAGTATCCTCTTTCCAAGTCTTTTCTCTTAGAAACTCAGGCCATAAAATAATACGTTTAATACTATTTAAATGATTAACTTGTTCAGGTCCTACTGTACTTCTTACAATAGGCTTACCAGAACAACTATTCAATGCATCTATCACATATGAGATATCAAGTTTACGATCTTGTTGAGGAGTAGGAACGCATATAAATGTATAGTCTACTCTATCCCAATCTTCAACCCATAAGTCCATTGCTGGATCTTGAATTTGAATATCTGTAACATTAGAACAATAAGTTTTTAAGAAATATTCTGTTGCTTTACCAACAAACCCATATCCCATAATTGCTACTTTGATTTGCATATCTTATTCCTCTACATACTCCGGTGCATCTACTAATGCTTGCTTGGCTTTTTCCAGTACTTGAGTAATTTTTCTCTTACAAGCTCTACAAGTATACCCATCGAGGTTTTGATCATGCATCACATGATACCATTGATCAATCTGATCCTTGACCCCCTCGACACCAACCTTCTCTACGTAAGGCATATTGTCTCCTATTTAAATTCGATTTCTGCCATCACTTGCGTTAAGAACGCAACTAAGTTAATTTCTTGGTCAGCTACAAAGGCAGACTTGTATTGATACTCACCAATAAGTAAGACCAATTGAGGTATAGACTTTGGATCTATTTTCTCACTGGCATGGTCATACAGTTGTCTCATAATACTTGTTGGATCACTATCTAAGTTCTGTGCAACCCACTTTCGCATGTCGCTGAACTTCTTCTCTTTTAGCAGGGCTAGAAGCGAATTAAATGCGTTCTGAGAGGAGTTAGCTAGTAATCCTGTATCAATGATCCCATTCACGGAATAGCGCTGTAACTCGTTTAAAACACGTCTCCAATCAGGAAAATGTCTCTGAATAATCTCAGCTAACACTTTCTCATCATACTTAACTTGTTCTTGGTCGAGTATTGATTTCACTCTAACAAAGAAGTCACCAGCAAGTTTAGGTGCTAGTTTTCTTGGAAATGTAAAGTCAATAACACTACAACGCGAATGTAGTGGATCAATGATTCTGTTCTTGAAATTGCATGTTAGTATGAATCCACAGTTTTTAGAATATTCTTCCATAAAGTTTCTAAGAGCGGGTTGTGTGGATTGTGGATTAAGGTAATCAGCCTCATCCAATATTACGTACTTACGTCCCTCACTAAACGATACTGTTGTAGCAAAGTTCATTATCTCTGTTCTTAGCGTATCAATGTTACCATGCAATGAACCATTAACTACAATGTAGTCAGCATCAAGTTCATCTAACATAGCTTTTGCCACTGTCGTTTTACCAACACCAGCAGATCCTGATAACAATAAGTTAGGAATGTTTTTATTATCGATGAACTTTTGGAATGTATTCTTTAATTCGTCTGGTAAAATACAATCTGCTAGTACACCGGGGCGATATTTCTCCACCCAAAGATAATTTTCTAGCATAGGCCTACTCGAACGATGAACTATGTTGTTCTGTTGCAATCCAATAAGTCAGTTGAGGAATAGATTGAATCTCAACTTTCTCATCCTTCCATGTTTTATTGTTCAAGGAAGTAAACTTAGCGATACCTTTGCTGGACAACTGGACTGTGTAGTCCATATTCATTAGCTTAAGGTTCTCCAATTTGAACACAGCCTTGAATACCTTGCCACTAGCATTGTTATCTACAACAGTCGCATACTTGTCAGCTGTTGGATTCTTGCTACTGATTGCTTCAATGTTGATTGTGGATCCATCACTTGTGATTGCAATCTCTGGTAAGGACATAACACTAGCTGCTCTCATAGTATTGTTAATGTCATTCCAAGTAAGATTGACTTCAACATCTACAGAAGGTAGTTCTACTTCCTTAGCTGGAGGGGTAACAATCATTTGCGGATCCGCAAACGTATAGTTCAGAGTTCTTTTGGCATCTCTGATAGTAACATATTTCTCATTGAAGTCCAACTGAGGTTGGTCAAAGAGAGTTAGTGCACCTAGGAATCTAGGCAGCTCATAGAAACAACCAGCTGCTGGAATGGTATCAGGCAACTCAGCTCTAGCCATAATAGACTTCTGAGGCGAGATTGTCTTCAACACATTCCCTGGTTGCAATTCAATCCCTGTGTTAATAACAGAGAATGATTTTAAGACGTTAATAGTACTTTCACTCAATTTCATAATATAATTTCCATTTAATATACAAACACTAAACTTAGTGCTGTAAAATCACTGTCAAACCCATCTTTATAATCGGCTTGTCCATAACTAGCATGCATGAAGATATTGTCAGTAAACTTGTACCCAATACCTACAGCTGCTCTATCTACACTGTCCCTAAACGTAACCCCTGCAATCCCGTACACTCTTTCACCGTATACTGGATATACACCTCGTACATTAATGATGTCTTCCCCTACAGTGACAGTACCATATTTCCATGATTTGCCAATTGCAAAGTCAGTCATTGACATCTTGTTACCGATGTCAGGATTAATAGACATTTCATACCCTTCGACAGTCCAACCTTGTAAGTTCTGTACACTTACCATTTGTTGGTTGACGTGAGCATCAATCTCGCCAATAGGAGTATCTAATGTTTCTGTACCCCATGTTAGCATTGTTGTTAAAATTAAAGATTCAAACATAAATTGTCCTACATTGCTTTGTTCTTGCCTACCTTTCCAGGATCAGCAGTTGCTGGAGCTCCAATGGACGCTAAGTCTTTCAACGATCCACCGAATACAAAAGAACCCATGTGTTGAAGTTCCATCCAAGGACACAACCATACTTTAATACCAATGTTTCTTGCCCACTGACAGAACATATAGTCTTCAGACAAGTATCGATTAGAGTATCTCTTACCTTCAATAGCAGATGTAGTCTTGTCTTTAACAAACTCTATAACCTGCTCAGGCGTAGCTTCTGCATTCTCTTTGTAAAATGCTTCCAGTTCATTAGTAACATTAAGTTGCTTATCATCAATTACTGCATCAAAGAATGCTGTAATCTCTCTTGATCCATCAAAGTGTTGAGTTCTTACATGATCAGGCTTGTAGAGCATATTAGGATACGCATCTGCAAACTTTTGCAATGTAGACTTCTTGAACATCATGAAACCAGTACCACCTTCTAACACTTCAGCAGGTTCACTAATTTTAATCTCATTTCCACCTTCTGCAGGATTAAATACATAATCTCCAACAAACTTAGAAAGGATCTCTGGATCATCATCAGCAACACCTTGGTTAACTGCATGAGTAATCTTTTCCCATGAAATACACTTTTTAGGGTACGGACCACATAAGATGTCATATGGACACTCAGGGTCTTCATGATCCATCATTGCTAACATAGTAATAATATCATTAGGATTGAATGCTATGTCACTATCAATAAAGATCATGTGTGTTGCGTCAGACCTTAAGAACTCATCAACGCAATAGTTACGTGCACGAGTAATCAAACTCTCATTGAACAAATAGTAAAACTTAGCAGGAATTTTGTAATGCATACAAAGTGCAGATAAGTCATTACTTGATTTAGTGAACATACCTGCGCATTGTCCACCATACATTGGTGTTGCAATAAACAACGAACGTTTTTGCAACTCTTCTATTTTAATATTAATTTCCATACTTCTTATCGTGCTCCTTTCCGAGTCCGTAATCACCATCATACATTGATAGTGTCTCTGCTTCAAACATTAAGAACTGTGCTACTCTCGTACCTTTCTCAATCTTAGCTGGGCCACCTTCGACGTGAAGTGCACCAGCCATTACTCCATGGTAGCCTGAATCGTATAGACCACTAGTAATGAAGAGACCATTTCTGTTAAGGGTCGATCTAGTGATCACCCATCCTGCATACCCTTCTGGAATCTTTACAATATTCTCCATTAGGATTTCATACGTTCCTGGCTCTAAGTAAAAATATCCATCATGTGCTTCTACTTCCCAAGATCCTCTATGCTTCTTTGTGTTTTCAGATATCTCAAACTGTTTATCTTCTAGTCTGAATATCTTATCTACTCTCAAGTCGACAGCATTAGGTTGGCTGTCTCCTTCTTGTACGTTAGTCAAAAGAGGCTCACTAGAAACCCATTTAGACAGTATATGCCTCATACTCATTTTGTTTTCTCCTGTGTAAAGTGCCACAACAGAATAGTATAATGAATGATCTTCATTAGGTCTTTTTTATTATAACCATCCTTCTTACCATACCTCATAGCGTACTTAATAATATTTGAATGACAGGCTTCTTTCTCTTGTCCCATCTGTTTCCAAACATCAATCGTTTGGATTTCTTCGTCCTTAGTACCAGCCTTCTCATTAACATAATGAGCAGAATAAGTAGATTCAATGTACTTACCTACTTCTGCTAGTATCTTATCTTCGTCAAATCTATACTTCATAATTTTTCACTTGCATTGAATCTTTCAACTAGATTGTCAATATATGCAACGTTACGTCTTGCACAATCAATGAGGTTATCATCTTCTGTATCGAAGTTAAAGTCAACGTGCTTCTCAAACTTACCCTCGAAAAGTCCTGTTGGGGATCCATCAAACTCAATTCCGTTTAGTCCAGCCCAAACTCCAGCACTAGAATCCCAAGTGTCAATACTAAAATTACGAAGTAGTGAAATTTCATTTGGACCGTCAACCATTCCAAGGAAGTGAATTTTCTTACCATTTGCTTTAGCAAGTTGTAACAGGTTTCTATCATAGAGCTCATTCATGAATTTCCATCGAGAGTTAAATCTTTGTAGTTTGTTTCCTACTTCACATCTATATGCATTAGGTACAGCAAGAATACTAATACCAATATAATCAATAAGAGGACTTGATGCTGCCCATGCAAATGAAGTAATTAAATCTTCTAAGTCACCAACGTCACTCTGAGGCACAAAGAAAGTACCAAAGCCATTTTCTTTAAACACTGGCGCGTATCTTTTAGCATCATCAATCCCTACCATAGAAGGCATGCTTGGATGATCTGGTAATACAATATGAGTAGCGTTAACTTTTTTTGCAAGCTCTACTAGCTTTTCTGGATCAAACATAGGCAACTGAGCTTTGTACAACTCAAATGCACTATTGTCCATAATGTTGAGGAACGGTGTCCCCATTGTTTCTGCTTCTTTTTGTTCACCGAGATAGAAGTCAATGTATTCTTGATTGCCCTCTTCGATGATGTGTGCTAATGTAAGGTGTGCTGTACGATTAGTTGTGATTACTTTATCTAGCAGTTTGTTAGGTGCAATATGACAAAATCTCATAATATAATTTCTCCATGATATAATTAATCTTTCTGTGGCACTCCAGCTTTACCTGACGATGTAGGTCCATCGCTCTTAGGTGTTATCTCGTCAGCATATCTGACGTCCCACTTTTTATTTTTTAGGTCTTCAATCTGATCGTTAGTTAGATTAGTACCTGGTCTCAAAAACCCCATAGCATTTTTGCCACAGGACTTCACTTCCCATTGATTGCCTGAGGCGTTTCCTCTACATACAATAGTGTTCGGTTTAAGTTGTTCTTGTTCCAAGAAATCGGAAAATTTTTGCATACTAATTCCATATTAACCTGCACCCGTTCTCGTTGTCTTCTGAAACTTCTATAGCGAGACCTCTGCCAGGATACTTGTCTTGTATGTATTTAGCTAAATCTTCAGCTATCATCTCGCATGATTTGTAATCTAATTGCAATGTGTTTTCGTTGTAGAGAGACTCTAACTCTCTTTTGAATAGGATGAACTCAACATCTCTATCGTCGTGGAACACTTCCAGTTCTACTCTGAAATGGAATATGTGTCTGTGCGG